TACATACCACTAACCTTTGCATCTAATTCTGCTGAAAGTTTTTTCTTTTGTGCAGTTAGAGCTTTAAGTTTTTGTACATATTGTTTTTCTTGCGGAGTTCCCTTAGATTGTTTATATCCTTCTAAGTTTTGCTGAATAGCATCTAATGTTTTAGCATATTCGGTTTGAATGGCTCTAACTGAACGTAATTCAGCCAATACCATTTCTTTTATTTTATCAGGCAATCCTTTATGAGATGTTGATGCAAAATCTTTAGCATCTTTATCACTCATTGAATCAGCTGCTTTTTCAACTTCCGGAGATGGATTTTCCATATCGCCCTTTTGAGCGGCATGTACCATTCCCATAAATCGTTGTTGTGCTTTTGATTGTGCTGGCATTTGTTATAGGTTTAAGCTAATACATAAACAGAACCACCATTAGTTACTGCTATACTTTTAACATAGCAAGGAAATGGTTCTCCCGCAGTTAAATGTGCTAATGAAATAGTTGTTCCACCTTCTAATGTAATCGTTCCCGTTACACCACTTACAGGCAATACACCCCAAACTCTATTTATCAATGAAGCAGAACCAGATGTTACCAATTTTGCGTCAAATGCTCTATAATTTACCATTTTTTATTTATTTAAACTATCTTTTAATTCTTTTAATAATTCGTAACTCATCATCAATGCCGATAAGTGAGATTCTCTTAATCTTTTAACCGTCTTAATTTTTTTAATATTCGAAATTGTTTCAGCTAATTTGATTTTAGTTACTTTATCATTTATTTTAGAACCCACTGCTTTCAATCCTTCGGATAATGTATTAACTTCATTATTAACATACTCTTTTAGTTTGCCAGTATTGTTAATATTATTAATATATTCCTTTAGTAAGTTCCTTTGACCTAATGATAGATTATTGTATTTTTTGTTAAAGTTTTCTACTAACATTTTATATGATAGCATTCTAACCTCTTCATCTTGCTTTTTATATTCTTCCATCACTCTATTATCAATCTTCTTGTCTTTATTTTCAATTGAAGAATTAATTATATTTTCAACAATTGTAAACTTAGAGTTAACAATATCTTTTGGTTCGAATGATTCTTTGGTAATACTTGCTTCAAAAACTTTATAAATAGATGCTAAGTTTTTATAATTTGAAATAGGTGATTTAATAAAATCATCTATATTATAAATTTCTTTTATCTCTTTAATAAGATTATATTTTTCTTTTGTAAGCTTTTGTTCATCTAATCTCTTACGTGCTTCACATACGGTCTCAACAAACTTTTGTGCTTTAGATTCAGAATTATATCTTTCATTTATCAAATACTGATATAATTTCAATTCTTTTGAAAGTTCCTTTTTGGCAGAGAAATATTCTTTTAATATCTTTTCTGCTTTTGAGTTTTGTGTGCCAGACATAATTTCAGATGTAATCTGCCTAACTAACAATTCAAAAATGAATCCTGTGTTTTTAAATTTGGAGTGCTTAATATTTTTCATTAATTGTTTAATTTCTCTGATATAAATATACTTTTATTGTGGAATATTACTTTTTATCCAAATCTTCCATCAAAATAGTCTTTTTATTACCCAACATATCTTTGAATATCTCTTTGTTTTCTCTTTGAGCTTTTTGTTTTAAACTCTTAATACCTAATGGGTCTCTACCCAAATGGTGGTCATCCTTACCATATCTAATAGGGTCTGCCGGTCTACCAACTTTACCTTCTTCATCCAATTCATTTTTTATTTTTTGAATTTCCTCTTCCACATTAGTTGTTTCCTCCGTTCCGGTTTCTTTTGCCGGGTCAACACCTTGCGTTTCGATTGATGTTAATCGGAACATTTGTTTAGTATCTTCGATTACATCAACAGTCAAATCATCTTGCTCTTCAGGAGTCATATTCATAATAGCATCGTACATCCATTTTTTAGAGAACATCTTAGTTTGTTGCATTTGAGTAATCAATGCAATTTTAGATGTATATAATTCTACTTTCTCTTGCTCATAGATTTTAGATGGAATTGTTAATTCTAATTGGAAATCCAAATCATCACCACTATCTAATCCCTGTGCATATAAGTGAACGATTGCTATCTTAGTCAATTCTGATACTAATACCTTTTGGATTCTTTCGATTGTTTTTGCAAAACGAATATCTTGTCCTGCTAACGTAGCTTTACCACTAATATCTTCTTCATATCCTAAATATACTTTTGGAATATGTAATGCTGCCATCAACTTACCTTTTAAGTAGTTGATATCATCAATCATATTATATTCCAAACCTTTTAGAGTATCAATTGAAGTACCATTATCACTACCACGAACTGGCATATAATAATCTTCAATTAAGTTTTGTATATTGTATTTTAAATTGTACTCACCCGTATTTGCATCCAAAAATGGAACTTTTTTAGATGAGTTAATAATTTTTTGCATGTAGTTATCAACTTCCGTTGGTGGAATATTACCAACATCCACTTTAAAGATTCTCTTTTCAGGAGCTCTCATAATACGATGGATTAACATCGCATCTTCCATAAGGGATAATTGTTTCCAAACTCTTCTACCACCTTCAATCATAGATTTACCATAAGGTAGGAAGTTTGAATCCGAATATAATCGGAAGTGAGCTATTTCATAGTTCTCATATTCTTTTTTTGCAGATGCCGTTGATAATGCGCTGTTTGGGTTTTGAAATGGTGAATATACAAATTTTACTCTTTGTGGATTTTCTTGGTCAAATCCTTCTACTCTACTCGTTTCATATACCGATAACGGCATTGTGTTTATGATACCCAATTCAGGTGAAATTTCTAATTGTAAAAAGAAATCACCATACTTAACTAAGTTTCTAGTCCAAGGCCATAAATTAAATTCTATATTAAGAATATCATAAAATAAATTATGAAGTATTTCTTTTGTGTTTTCGTTTGGACAATTGATTTTCAATACATCACCCAATTCGTTTTTAACTGTTGATTCATCAGCGTATATATTTAATGCCGATGATATGATAGGGTCGTTATCCATTCCATCATAATCTCTAAATAAATCAATACGAACTTGCTGATATGCCATCGCTGATTCCATCAAACCACCACTATATTGTGGTACTTTCATACGACTGTATCTATCAATTAAGTTTGTTGATAAACTTTGATACTCATCTGTATCAATTACTTTTAACCCTTTAGAGGTTCTACGAACGATAGTTTTAGTTGAAAATAGTTTTTGTAACCTACCGAAAAATGTTTTATCTGCCATTTGTTATTTTATAGTTTGTTTAAAGATATGGAAATTATTTGATATTAACAAATAAATTACCATTTTCTACAAGACCAATATCTTGCTTTCCATCTTGGACCTGGAGTATCACAATTGTGTCTGGCTCTAAATGATTTCCTTCTATCGGGATTACTTTTTTTAATTCTCATATTAGGGTCACCAAAGTTTACTTTAACAACATTTCCTTTGTCGTTCTTTACATATACTTTGAATTTCTTAACATCACCCTGCATTGGTTTACCCAACTTCACTTTTCTGCCTTGATATTCCGATTCATATACACAATTGCAGTTTGCTTCAGCTAAATACTGTGTGTACTCCCTCATAAACTGAACGAATTCTTTCATATCTTCTCCGTTCTCTACATCATATTCGGTTGGCTCGTTTTCATCAGCCTCTTTCATAGGTACACAATTTGGTACTTCTCTACCATCTTTTTTCTTAGTACCTACCATCTCATATCCTTTCCAACATGGATTTTCCATTTCTTTCAATGGTTGTAGGTTTATAAGTCCGCCTAATTTTAACATTTTAATTTATTTTATAGTTTCAACATATAAATATATAAAAATTATCGAAGTAACCAAGTTAAGTTTTCTGTTTCCCCTCTACCCAAGTCCATTTCATACGGATTACGTTGTTGTTGCCAGTTTGAGGCGTAAACTCCTGTATTATTTTGTATCGTTGTAGCGTTCAACATCGTTTTTGTTAAATCAATACCTTCTTGTCTTAATCTCAAAGCGGTATTACGAACCCAAAGTCCGATTGCTAACGCCATTGTAAGGTCATCATTATATCCTTTCATAGCTTCCGCTCTACCACCATGCCATATGAATGTAAACAATTCATCTATTAATCTACCAGAACGAATGATTATATCTTTATCATTTATATAAGTATCTAATGCTGAAATGATAAGAGGACGAGTTTTTGTTGTTGTAGAAAATCCGGCAACTAATTGCTTCTCATCTCTATAAAACTTATTACTCATTTGTCGCTCAGTATCAATGTATTTCAAATCATTACTCATATAGAATAAGTTACCATATCCTCTATTTATGATTTGTTGAATAGTTGCCCATCCTACGTTTGAGTTTTCTACTACTAATAATGCGTTGTTATATTCGGTTGCTATGGCTGTAAGAAAGTTTCCAAAATCTTTTGTATCAATCTTACCTTTGTATTCACCAACTTGCGATGAATCTTCGATATCAATAATTTGAAACGTTGAATAATCCGAACCATCTCCACGCGCCACATCGGCAGATATCATATATTGTCTATTGTAATTAGGATGCTCCCATATCCAAAGGTTTCCATCAAATCCTCTTTTTTCTACGGGCTCCATTACATATGTATCTTTATACCAAGTCAATAATGCCGGTTCTATTACGGTATCACCCGAACCAATAAAGTCACAATCACATTCTTGCGATGCTCCCTTTGCTCCTAAAATACGAGTTTGTTCATCTCTCCAAGCCTGATTTCTTTCAGGGTGTACAGTCCAATGTAAATTAATACAATTGAAACCATTTTGTCCACTTTCTCCCTCTACCCAAGTTTTATGGAAGAAATTACCCACACCATTTGGTGTAGAAAGAATAATAGCAGAACCACCCGTTGATAG